GCATCTAACATCCATTGTGCTTTAGTATATGCTTCACTTTCGATAGTTTCGTTGAAAGTTGAAGAACCCCTAACCTGACTGATCTGCGTTCTCAGCTTGTTTCTTGCATCCTGCAACTGGTGCAGATCAAAGGTTTCAAAATTAATCTTTTGTCCAAAAGTCTTCTCTAAGCTCTCGTTGATTTTCTTAGAGTCTATCTTTTGAAATAGTTCGTTAGTTTTCATAAATGCCCGTCCAATGAGATATTATATTTATTCATCTAAGGCACAAGCCAAGTGCTTTATTTTTAGCTTCAATAGCTTTGATTTTAGACATTTCATACCTAGCATAGAGACTATCCGCTTTATCATAGTCCTTGCGTTCATTTGCTCTTTGATAACTGTATAATAAGAAATTAGATTGTGTTCTAAATTTGCCATAATCCTGATCAGCTAGCCATAACCTGTCGGTAGTCACGGTATTATATTTTAACAAAATCATCTTTGCCAACGAAATTGCAACATCATTAAGACATATCTCTCTATAGATTAACTCATTGTTTAAGAAAATATTTTTGATATTTTCTTCCGAATGAATAACAACCGGTCCGAGTTCTATACCCAGAGCTGTTTTAACTGGTAGAAAAATTCCTCTTTTTGCCAGTTTTTTTTGGTTGTCTTGTACGAATTTACTAAGTGCTTTTGCAGTGGTCATAAAAAAAGGACCTATGGTCCTTTATTTAATTTATAAATTTTAATTATTTGAGTATATTGAGTATGGAACTAGCGTGTCCGGATAAGAATCCTATTGTTGCTATAGCGCCTGCAGTCATATATACCCACTTGGTCTTGAATCCTTCGAGATCTTTAATTTTACTGGCTAATTCGTTGTGTTGATCACAACTTGATTTATGCATGGCCTCTAGTTGAGTCATGATACCGTCGCGTGTGCGATCCAAGCAGTCGTGCATGTCCTTAACGTCTACTTTAATATCGTCTAGTTTTTCTTCTATATTGTCTACTTTGGTTTCCAGCACGCTCACACGCTCTGGAACTGTAGCTAAGGCTACTGCTGCTGCTGATGTTCTGGCCATTATGGCTGATTCCTTTTATGTTAAGTCAAGTGCTCGCTCCGAGCCATGTGCCTAAGTTAGAAAATGCCTAATGTGCTTTGCCTTTGTTAAATGTATTTATTCGAAATCTAAAATTTCGTAGATCCAAATATTCTGTCGATTGCCCTTTGTGATAAAACAGGCCGGATCAATTCCTACACTATTATTTAACCCATCTATCACAGGAACGCCAGTTAAGTCGTCTTTTAGTAGACCCACTGGATCTGAATCTTTTTTAAACACATCATCGCGTTCTGATTCAAATGCCCAGACCCAATATGTGGCACGACCGTCGATCGGTTCAGGTAGTGTTCCGGACTGTTGTTTAGGATCTCGATTCCAAGAGATATTTGACCTGAGCCCTATGGTCTGAAGTAGTGTGTTAAAATTAGCCTGTTGGCCTAATTTTAATTTATTAATTTCAGTTCTTGCAGGATTTGATCTAGTTACATCTACTAAGGTGATAATTTTGTATCGTGCCATAATGTGCTACTATTTACTCTTAGAAACAAGAGCCAACAAAAAAGGACCTTTCGGTCCTTTAATGTCTTCCCATCCCTGAGAAAGTTAACTATAAATTATAGTTTTGGAGCAAAAGTTGCTTCGATGGTTGTGACTGCACCAGTTACGCCGTAGGCTGCAGAACCTTGTGCTGTGAATGTACCAGTTGTTTGAACTTGTAAATAAACAACGTCTGTAGTACCACTAACAAATGCTGCACCAGTTGCTGTACCAACGTTGACGATTGTTGCTGCATCATCGCTAGTAGCAGTTGAATGACGACCAGTTGTAATCGCGTTAACGATTGTGTTCAACTCTGTGTTTGTGATGTCGGTTTTTGCGATCTTAACAACAAGGGTACGACCAGCTAAACCGGTGTCGATGTTATATTTTGCGTAGTTAGCACCAACTGTTGTTGATCCAACTGTTTGACTTGTAATGTCTGCCATGATATTTTCTCCTTAATCAATGATCCCGCTCCGGGACCGGCATATTATTTATTCAGTTTGGAAAAAAACACAGCGAGATTGCATATTTTATGCGGGAGTCCAGCGTTTACGAGGTACTAGTTTAACATTACCGAACTTTTTATTAGCGTCTGCGTATCTAACACGGCCTTCGCCGTGAGTGTCCCAGATGTCTCCTTGTTCGCCCTCTATTTGATCGATCACAGAATCTTTCATGCGCTGTATTTGTTTGACTAGAGAAAATATAGATTCTAATGCCTTGGGACTGTTTGTTGATTTTTCTTTGATCTTAGCCTGTTTGCTCGGGCTGACTTTAGAAGTTGATAGCCAACCATCAAACCCCTGAGGCCCTAGTGAATCTAATTTTTTAGCTTTGGCTGTTTGGTTTACATAGGTATAGATAATATTCTTCAAATCACTGAGGCCAGCAGTGTCTGTGAGAAAATTATCAATTTCTGTAGCATGTTGCTTTAAATATTGTTCTACACGATCAACTTCTGTGGTATCGACTTTAACTGGTTTTGTATTATAGATCGGCCCCAACACAATCAATTTAGGATTGCTATTGAACTCACTAAATTCTGAAATAGGTTTTTGGCTGCTGTCGGGCATGCCCCATTCAGGGAAATAAGCATGGCCCACAACCATAACATCGGCATTGGAAATACGCTGTCCTAGATCGGAATCTGCACGTACATGATAGCAGGTTTGACTCTTAGGATTAGGGCAGAAATTATAAACTTCCTGATCATCTTTTTCTGGCCTGTTTAAAAACAATCCGTCGGCATAAACAAATCCGACAAAATCTTTAGGAGTTGCGGAATCAAATAACGGATACAATCCAGCAAATTCTGAAGCGAATCTTTCTCTTTCTGTTTTTTCTTCCGGAGTTTTAGGATTACCACTTTTATTAGCTATGAAATCTTTTACCGATTCGGGGGAATTAGTTTTGGCGCCGCGACTCCAGCCGTTATGCCCGCCTAATAACAATGGACCACCTTTGGTTTCACGGCCCCAATATATCTGAGGATTACCGTCCCACTTCATTCTTATACTACTGCTGCCTGCAGGAGTAGCAAACTCTTTGATATGTTGCAATGCTTCGAGCGTTCCTGCAGAACCTTGAAAAAATACAAGATCTTCTAAGTGATTAAATGCTCGACCTAGCTGCTTGGGTAATTCTGCTTCATTAACACTTTCATTGTGTTTTTTACGCCCTTGACAGTGAGCACGTTGGCTAAACCCTTTGGGATTAGAGCAATTTATAGAGCGTTTGTACTTTTCACTCCATTTTTCTGTTAGAAATTCAAATGCTCTCACTTAATAGCTTCCATCATTCTGCGGAACCAAGCCACTGTACCTGTCTGAAAACTTTCTATCTGTTTGGCTTTGGGTAGTTCGACACCATCACGAGCCAGCGCATCTCTAGCATCGGCTACTAATTCTTCATAGTTTGGCAGTTTGATTATGACATCTAATATGCTTTCAACACTTTCTAGATTCTTAGGCGCTGCCATTTGACCTAATAATTTTTTAGCAATCTCGTTAGGGTCTTTGGTAATTATTTCGTTAGTTTCGCGATTTACTAGACCGTTTTGAAAACTCCATTTCATTCCCTTAGCTTTGGCTATGCTGCTGAGTAGCATGTGTCTGTGAGAACCCTTGTATGGTCCGTTGACATTGCCGCCGGTCATTGAAAATTTCATCCAATCGCGTTCTCCAAACATGAAATCTGCTTGCACGTACCCGTTAGCTTCGTCTCCCTTGATAGGAGTTTTAAAATGCACTGAGATTCCGGATTTTTTAATCCATTCTTTAGGGTCACCGCCTTGTTTTTTAATATATGCTGCTAATTTTGTAGCGAATTCGTCTTTGTCGACTTCGTTGGCATCAATGGCAAGATCTAGATCTCCGCTGGATTCTTTTTTGCCAGTAGTACCTAGCATGTGATCAGTGAGCTCGAGCCCTGTGATATGTTCTAGCCATTGCACTGTAGGTACTACGTCTGCACGGGCGATTCTCTTGGTTAGGATAGTTCCGGCCTGATCCTTAAAGACATTGCCGCCTTCTAATAATATGTTCATGTCACTTGTCAAATTTAGTTGTAGGAGGGTTGATTTTTCGAATACCCCTAACGAATCTTTGTGTATCTCGTCCCTTGATAGAATTTATCAAACGTCGTTCTAACTCTCCTGCAGTTTCAGGATCATAGGTAGCATAGATACTTTCAATAAGGTTAATGGCAGAATTAATAACATTGGTGGCTCTGCTTTCCATCAAGTGTTCTGTGTTTCTTGATAGCGCAAAATTATTAAGTTCTTGTAATATTGATCTTGTTTTAATTTTCATATGATAAACTCTACATGTTTATTTATAGCATACAAACAATCTTTTTCGTAGCCTGATTATTGCCAAGTATTTGCGCAGACACTATAAATACTCAGTAGAAACCATAAGTACTACACACACTAACAGAGGAAAAATATGAAAACTTTATCAAATATGATGTTGTCTATCCTAGAACGTTTATCCGAAATGTTTCCAGACTCTAGCTATCAGAGCCGATTAGACGCTTATCTACGTACCAAAAGCATTACCGATGCTGCACAGTTAGAAAATTACATCCGACAATTCAACTCTCAAAAGGAAACTTATTTATGAAAACAATTTTTAATACAATCTGGAAATTTTTAGAATCATTCGATCAGGCTCGGGCTGCTGCTAGTCTAGCTCGAAGTCATCGATATCAAGAAGCTCGAGAGCTAATGGTAAAATAAAATCTATTTTGTCTTGATTTTTAGAAGAAAAACATATATATTATTACACATATTAACACACAGGAGAAACATATGTTTGGACCAGACTTTTACATTGACACTTTTCAAGGCCTAAAGCGTGCCTTTGCAAATCAAGTTGTCAAGGACCCCACACTCAACAAAGCTGCTAACGATTTTATCGAAGCACAGACCGCTTTTGCTAAGATGCTGGCACATAACAGCATCGACGTAGCTAAGTATTCAATGGATTCCTTCACTAAATGTTGGTTTCCAAAGAAGGAAGGTACCGCCTAAGGTACAAGACATACACATACACAAGGAGAAAAATATGTCATTTGAAATTCCAAAACTACCAGAAGTAAAATTCAACAAGAACGGATACGAAATCCGCACAGATATCTTGGATATGGCCAAGGACCTAGTCAACGAAGACTTTCATGCTAAATTCCGTGGCTGGGAAATGACTGCTGCTCGCGATGAGAAGACTGGTCAATTTGTTACTAAAGTCGGCATGCCAGAGTTTCCTGGTCTTGACAAGGTTCTTGAAACTGCCGAAAAGATGTATGCATTTGTAAATAATTCACATAATAAATAAGATTGTATTAAAGTCAACGCATAGCGTTTTATTATAATAGTGAAATAAGAAAGGGCCTTGCGGCCCTTTCTTTATGGCTAAAAATTAATCAACAGCTATTATATTAAACAAATTGAGCTTAAATATATGGTATGGGAGCGAATCATGCAAAAATTTACAACAACACTATTCATATCAGGTATGTTGTTCTCCGCGGTATCATTGGCTGATGCACAAACATTGATCAATCAGGGGACCTATGACTCAAAAAGTCTAGTAGATACCAACAGCACTTCAAACAGTGTAAGTACCGTTAACAGTAACAATGTCAGTACTAGCAACTCAAATAGTACCAGCACCAGCACGGTCAATAGTACAAATACTAACAATAATAACAATG